AGGCATACAAGAGTCATTATTTTCAAAAGAATGGTGGACTAAAATTTTGCAAGAAGATATTGATGCAGTTATGGAAGAAGGATATATGGATCCTAAAACTGCAGAAAAGCATAAACAAAAAATTGCAAAACTTAAAAAGTTTCTGAATAATAGTTTTGGACGTCCATTTGTATATGATTTTAAAGATTTTGAAAAAACCGTAGTAGGAGTTCCGTTAACAGAAGCAATTCAAATGATTAAAGAAGGAGGTGCAGCAGGTCATATGGCACACCCATATGATGATTATGAATTATCTTTCGGAGATGTTAAAGAAATAATTTCTAGAGCATTAGAAGGACGTTTAGATATAGAAGCTGCAGTTACAGAAAAAACTGATGGACAGAATATTCAAGTAACATATAAAAACGGTCAAATTGGTTTTGCTCGTAATAAAGGCACTGTAATTAACCCAATGTCAGTACAAGAAATACAAGATAAGTTTGGAGGCCGCGGACCTATATCAGATGCATTCGGAAATGCAGCAGAAGATTTAGCAGAAGCATTTACACGAGTTAATCCACAAATATTAGAAGGTATATTTAAAAACGGCCGTGTATTTGCAAATATGGAAATTATTTATCCTGCAACTAAAAACGTAATTTCTTATGATGTTGCAGTATTACAATTTCACAATCTAGTTGAATATGATGATGCAGGTAATACAGTACAAACAGATTTAACCGGAGGTGGTGCATTACAAGGTATCATTCAAGATGCAAATGCACACTTACAAAAAACATTTTCATTTATTCCGCCGCAACGAATCAAAATAGGTAGATTGTCAGATTTTGAAGATCAACAGTCTGCATTTTTCGATGAAGTAGATCAATTGCGTAATCGGTACGGATTGAGTGATACTGATCTTGTTTCTGATTATCATAGAGCATGGTGGGGAGATATAATAATAGAAAAAGCTGGAACATTTGATTATGAAATTCCACAGAATATTCTAACAGCATTAACTAATCGTTGGGCGTTTTTTGATAAATCAGAAAATATTACAGCTCTTAAAAAACAAATTACAAGTCCAGAATTTGCTGCATGGGTAACGGAATTTGATAAAAAAGATTTTAAAACGTATTACAAACAAAACATGGAACCGTTTGAAAGCATCTTCTTAAGATTAGGTGCAGTTGTATTACGTAATGCAGAAAATTTCTTAGCAGCTAATCCATCTCAATCAGTACAAGAATTAAAAAAAGATTTAGCAGATTTAATTAGAGAATTAGAAACAACTCAAGATATAAATACTATTAAAAAGCTAGAGCATGAATTACGGCGTATACAACGACTAGGAGGATTTGAAGCAATTGTTCCATCGGAAGGAGTAGTATTTGTATACGGAGGCAATACATACAAGCTGACAGGAGCATTCGCACCGGTAAATCAAATACTAGGGGTATTAAAGTACGCAAGGTGATATTTATATTTATAAGAAAAAATAGGACAAGTAATGGCTGAAAAACACAAAAGCAAATACAAGAAACCAGAAAATACAAAATACAAATCTAGAAAAGATTTAAAAGATTATACAACGGATGACAAAGCCGGTGCATTGAATCCATATTCTACTAAACAAAAACAGAGCAACGTATTACGTAAAACTGATAAAGAAATGGTAGATGATGGTAAGTATGATGTAAAGTATAATGCCGATGATCGTTTATATAAAGATTTAGAAGATGGTGAGTATGATGTAAAACATGCAGCTAAAGTATTTAAAAAACGTCAAGACAAAGAAGAAAAAGAAACTGCAAATGTTCTTAAAGATAAAATAGAAAATTTAACTAGAGAACAACGGGAGCGTTTAGTTAGAGAATACGTTCGTAGAAAAATTGTTAAAATGCTTGTTGAACAACCAACACCTGCAGATGCCCCGGCAGAAGAAAAACCAGAAGAAGAAAAACCTGCAGAAGAAACTCCAGCTCCAGAAGGAGGTACACCTGCACCACCTGCAGAAGGTGGAAGTGAACCATCTCTAGGTGCACCAGGAGGAGCAACACCACCCGCAGGAGGAGCAACACCACCCGCAGGAGGAGCAACACCGCCATCGCCACCAACACCATCAGCAACACCGCCAGCTGGAGAAACAGCACCGGGCGCAGAAACACCTCCTGCTGAAAAAGAAGAAACACCTGAAGATAAAGCTCAAGAAAAAATTGCTAAACAAAAACTTGCATTGAAATATTGGGAAGAAACATTGGCTGATCAATCAGGTCCTAATATGTTAGTAGATACTGGTTTTGATCCATTAGGAAAAGCATTATCAGCATTAGGGGCAAAAGATTTAAAATTAGCTAAAATGATGATTCTTCGAAGACTAGCTAAAATTAAGCCGGCTGCAGCTACTACAGAAAAAACAAAATAAATAATATATGTCAAAAACAAACAAGTTACAAAACATCAAAGCCATTCAGCAAATGATTGATGGCACACATAAGTTCCAAAGCAAAAAGACAGTAGGATTTTCAGATGCAGAAGCAGTCGCTCGTAAGTCTGAACGACATGAGGTAGGTGATACGTGGGAAGAAACTGATGCATCTGGAATGATATGGGTTATTGAACAAAAAGATGGCTTTCGAGTTCGCAAAACAAAAAATACAGACGTGTTTCAAGAAATACGAGACGAACTTCGTAAATTTCCTAATTGCCCTAAAGACACATGCACTTGTTTTAAACCAACTGCAGCTGATGAAAAAATGCGTAAATTAAACGGAATGTGTCTAGATTGCACAGTTGATTGGGAACATGAAATGCGCAAAGCTGGAACATATGAAGAATATGAAAAGCAACGTATACGTCAAAATGCAGAAGCATGGTTACAACAAGCAGAAAAAGATGTTGAAATGCTCAAACAAACATATACTCAAGCATCTAAGTTTGTTGTAAATGGAGACGGAGAATTAGAAACTTGGGCTGCACAAATGACCCCAGAGGAATTTGAAGAAAAAATAGAAAAAAGCTTTGCAGAATTTAAAGAACGATTTATAAAACGATTAAATGGAGAACAAGATGAAAACAATTAAAAAGTATTGGGCTATTATAGTAGGAGCAATTTTAGCACTATTTGGAATTGCTGTTGCAGCAAAAAAGAAACATGATGATAAACAAATTGCAAAAACTGACAAAAAAATTGATGATAACAAACAACAAGCAGTTGTAATATCTGGTAAAATTGAAGCAATCGAAGATCAAAAAACTCATGTTAAACAAGATTTAGCAGAACTAATTGCGGATGTTAAAAATTTAAAAGACAAAAAACAAACAGTAAATGTAACTACTAACAAAACTGCAAAAGAAGCTAAAGAAAACATTCTAAATAAAACTAATAAAAGAAAAAAGAAATGAAAAAGTTATTAGTTATATTATTATTTCCGTTATGTATATTAGCCCAAACAACTCCAGATACATGTTTTACGGAACAACAATTGAATGATATTTCAAATACATTGGATTCGCTTTGGCAAGTTGATGAAATAAATACAGATATTATTTCTAAACAACAACTTATAATAAAAAAGCAACAGTCTGTTATGTATTTAGATTCCATACAAATTGTATTACAAAAACAACAAGTTACATTGCTTCAAAAAAATATTGATTTATATGTAGAACGAGAAAAACGTTTACAGCCTAAGTGGTATGATAATAAAAGTATTTGGTATGGCTTAGGTATTTTTACTACGTTAGGCTCCGGAATATTAATCAATGAAATTTTAAAATAATATGTCTCAACAAAACATAAAACAGATTATTCAGCAACAATATGCAATGTGTGCTAAAGATCCTGTGTTTTTTATGAGACAATATTGTTACATACAACATCCAAAAAAAGGAAAGATAAAATTTAATTTATTTCCATTTCAGGAAACATCATTAACTGAATTACGAGATAACCGATACAATGTGATACTTAAGTCACGTCAGTTAGGTATATCAACTCTTTCAGCCGGCTTTGCCCTTTGGAGCATGCTATTCAAACAAGATTTCAACGTACTTGTTATTGCAACAACTCAAGAAGTAGCAAAAAACTTAGTAACTAAAGTGCGAGTGATGCACGACAATTTACCAAGTTGGTTGAAAGGAAATATTGAAGCAGACAATAAATTATCTCTTAAATTTAAAAATGGTTCGCAAATAAAAGCAGTATCATCTGCAACCACAGGTGCACGTTCTGAAGCATTATCATTGTTAATTATAGATGAAGCGGCGTTCATACGAAACATTGAAGAAATATGGATAGCATCACAAGCAACCCTATCAACAGGGGGTGGTGCAATTGTATTGTCTACACCTAACGGAGTTGGTAATTGGTTTCATTCAGTGTGGTCTGAAGCTGAACAAGAGATAAACGGATTCCATACAATTAAATTGCATTGGACCGTACATCCAGAACGAGATCAATTGTGGAGAGAACAACAAACTCAACTTTTAGGTGAACGTGGTGCTGCACAAGAGTGTGATTGTGACTTTATTTCATCAGGACATACTGTAGTAGATGGTGCTATATTATTAGAATATGAATCGAAATGTTCTGAACCTATAGAACGAAGAGGATATGATAATGCATATTGGATTTGGGAATATCCTAACTACGAAAAAAATTATGTAGTAGTAGCTGACGTTGCGCGCGGCGATGGCGGTGACTGGTCAACATTTCATGTTATTGATGTAGAAACTGTATCGCAAGTTGCTGAATACAAAGGAAAACTTCCTCCTAAAGATTTCGGCAATATGCTAGTATCAGTTGCAACAGAATGGAATAATGCATTGCTAGCAATTGAAAATGCAAACATTGGTTGGGCAGCAATTCAACCGGCATTAGATCGTAACTATGAAAATTTATTTTATACATATAAAGATGATGGCTATGTTGATATAGACGTACAACTTAAAAAAGGTTATGACACAAAAGACAAATCACAAATGGTGCCAGGTGTTTCAACAACATCGCGTACTAGACCATTGATGATTTCGGCTTTAGAAATGTATATGCGAGAACGAACTCCAGTAATTAGATCAAAGCGTTTGATTCAAGAATTATTTGTTTTTATTTGGCTTAATGGAAAAGCTCAATCGCAAAATGGATATAACGATGACTTAGTAATGGCATTTTGTATTGGCCTTTGGTTGCGAGATACATCACTTAAACTTCGTCAACATGGTATTGAATTAAATAAAA